GCGCTGGATGGCCGAAACAACCCGCGTGCCCGCGTCGGAAATCATCCACCTCTACCGCAAGGACAGGCCCGGCCAAGATCGCGGCGTCTCCTGGCTCGCGCCGGTCGTTCGCACCCTTTACGACCTCGGCCTGTATGACGATGGCACGCTCAAGCGCGTCCAACTCTCCGCGCTGTTTGCCGGATTCATCAGCAGCGATGATCCGCAGGGTCTGGGCGATGAACTCGACACCGAACTGCCTGACTTGCAGCCGGGGACGATGTACCTGCTGAAGTCAGGGCAATCGGTTCAGTTCAACAGTCCGCCGCCCGCTAATGATGATCCCGCTTTCCGCGAGTGGATCTTGCGCTCGGTCGCGTCCGGCCTGGGCATCACCTACGAATCACTGACCGGCAACCTGTCCACCGTCAATTTCAGCAGTGCCCGCATGGGTCATCACGACATGGGCCGGAATATCGACGCCTGGCAGTGGAACCTGTTCATTCCTGTCTTCTGTGGCGGAGTCTTTGGCTGGTTCAAGGACATGATCGCCGCGTCCCCTGAGTATGCCGGATTCAAGATTGACGACCTGAGCGTTGAGTGGACGCCACCCGCCCGCACCGTGGTGGACCCCGCAAAAGAATGGAAAGCCCTGCAAACCGCCGTGCGTTCCGGCTTCATGAGCCTGCCGGAAGCAATCCGCTCGCAAGGCTTCGACCCCGATGCCGTCTTGGCCGAACAAGCCGAATACCTCGCCAAACTCGACGCCGCTGGCGTGATTGTTGAGAGCGACTACCGCTTCGACGCCACCCCCAAAGTGACCGCCGACAGCACCGACACCACCGGAGACATCAATGCCGGAAATTAAACAGCAACTCCCCATGCTTTCCACGCGGGCCGCTGTCCAGCCGCAGACCTACAACGAGGACGCCCGCACCGTCGAACTGGTGTGGACGACCGGCGCACAGGTTCGCCGTTTCGACTGGATGGAAGGGCCGTATCTGGAAGAACTCTCACTGGACGCAAAGGCCATCCGCATGGACCGCCTCAACTCCGGCGCACCCCTGCTAGCCAATCACGATGCGCGTTCACTCGATGCCGTGATCGGCGTGGTGGAAAAAGCCTGGATCGATGGCAACCAGGGCCGCGCCACCGTCCGCTTCAGCGACCGCGAAGACGTGGCACCGATTATCAACGATGTCCGGGCAGGCATTCTCAGAAACATATCCGTGGGCTACCAGGTTCACGAATACGAAGTCGAGAAACCCCAGGAGCGCGGCGGTATGCCGACGTACCGGGCCGTCGATTGGGAGCCGATGGAATTATCCATCGTCACCATCCCTGCGGATTCCTCCGCGCAAATACGCGGTTCGCAAGAACTGCATTCCGTTTCAATCACCACCAGAGGTAACAGCATGTCTGAACCTTCAGAAAACCAAACACCGGCTGACGAAGTTCAGGCTCCGGTTGAAGCCCCTGTTGCACCCGACGCAAATGAAATCCGCGCTCAGGTTCGCAGTCAGGAATTGTCCCGTATCGCCGCCATCCGTGATGCCGTCCGCATGGCAAAGCTGGGCGACGACGTAGCTGACAATCTCATCAATTCAGGTGCGTCTGTTAACGAGTCGCAAGCAGAGGTCATGCGTATGTGGAGCAAATCAGTGGATGAAAAATCAACGTCGGTTCATATCGAATCTGGACTGACATCCGAAGACAAATTCCGCGCTGGTGCTGTAGCCGCCTTGTCCCATCGCGCAGGCGTTGGCGAAGACGACCGCAGCAACGAGTTCAGAGGCATGAGCCTGCATCAGATGGCCGCGCACGCGCTGTCTATGAAGGGTCACAAAACCTCCGGCATGAGCCGCAGCGAAATCGCTGGCATGGTGCTTCGCGGTCATTCCACTTCTGACTTCCCGCTGTTGCTGGCCGATGTCGCCAACAAGTCACTGATGAACGCCTATCAGGTGGTTCCGCAGATCTGGCGTCAGATTGCACTGGCCTCCAGCGTCAGCGATTTCAAGACCATCAACATGCTGAAGCTGGGTAGCTTCTCCAGCCTTTCAACGATTGTCGAAGGTGCCGAGTACACCCAAGGCACTTTCGGTGAAGAGCGCGAACAGCTTACCGCCAGCACCAAGGGCCGCTACGTCCAGGTCACTCGTCA